CTTTGCAAAAAACACTGTAATAATTACAGTATATCCGACAGTGTTTCCGCCAGTATATCCGACAGTGTTTCCGCCAGTATATCCGACAGCCATATAAAGACTAAGACAAAGACTAAGACAAATAAAGATGACGATGATAGAGCGCACGCGCGCGACGAGGGCCTTGGGCGCGTCATGTCTGCATACATGAACCACATAGATCCGCTTCCGACACAGACAAGTATTGACCTGCTTAAGGGGTACGTACAGACGCTCGGGGAGGAAGTGTGCTTACGGGCTATTGACCGAGCCATAGACGCAGGGGCAAGGAAGTGGACTTATATCTGTAAAATTTTGCAGAATTGCGAAAAGGATGGCATTCATTCTGTCGCAGACTGGAACAGAAAGGAGATGGAGCGCCGTGGACATGGCAGAACTGCTGGCCGTGATGCCGCCCAAAGGGGAGGAGAAGGAAAAAAGTGGAACCTTGAAGCCACTGAGCTTTGAGGAATCCCTCGAGGCGAAAAAAAGCGCAGAAAACTCGGTGGCGGGAAACCTGACCGGGGTTGACTGCTCTTTGTGCAGAAACCGGGGAACCATCACGGAAATTCGCGGGAAATACCTGGTAAATGTGGAATGCCAGTGTATGGCGAAACGCAGGAGCTTGCGGCAAATCGAGCGAAGCGGCATGAGGGATCTTTTGGAACGATGCACACTGGAGAACTTTGAGACTTTAGAGCTCTGGCAGGCCGAAATGAAGCGCAGGGCCGTTGACTTTCTGGAAAACGGGAGGGGAAAATGGTTTTCTGCGGTTGGCTCTGTGGGAGCGGGGAAAACCCATATTTGTACTGCCATCTGTGGAGAGCTGCTGAACAGGGGGCTTGGGGTTCGCTATATGCTTTGGCGCGATGAATCTGTGAAGCTCAAGGCTACAGTGAACAATGCGGACGAATATGAGCGGCTGATTCGCCCGTTTAAGAGTACACCGGTTCTTTACATTGACGACCTGTTCAAGACAAAAAAAGGGGCTGAAATCACCCAAGCAGACGTGAATCTTGCGTTTGAAATTATCAATTTCCGGGATGTGGGGAAAAATCTTACGACCATCATTTCATCTGAAAAAACGCTTGACGAAATCATGGAGATAGATCAGGCGATTGGAAGCCGAATTTTTAAACGGTGCAAGGGGTACTACCTGAAGCTGACTGGGGATAAAAATCGGAGGCTGGTATAGCCGTGAAGCTGGTGATTTTTGGGCCACCCGTGACAAAAAAGAACAGCCAGCGCATTATTCGACTGGGAAATGGGCGGCGCATTATAAAGCCGTCCGCCAAATTTGAGGAGTACCAGGAAATGGTTGGGATGTACATACCGGCACGGGTGCGGCTGATGATTGATAGGCCGGTGAATGTGAAGTGTATGTATTTTATGCCGACCCGCCGCCGGGTGGACTTGGTGAACCTGCTGGAGGCCACTTGCGACATTTTGGTGCATTACCGGGTACTGGCAGACGATAACAGCAAAATCATTGTCTCGCTCGATGGAAGCCGGGTACTGTACGACAAGGACAGGCCAAGAGCGGAGATTGATATAACGGAGGAAGATGACAATAGTGAGGGGCGGGTAGTTGAAGCATGATAACAAGTGACCCCTATGGGATTAGATACGCCTGTGCGCCTTGGGTTGAACGGTTTGCGGCGGAGGATTTGCTCGTATCAGACCCGCCGGAAAGAATTGCCGTCTGCACCGCGTGTACAATGGAGGAATGCCGCATGGAATCTGTTGACTGCCCTTTGAATGGCAAGAAAAATAGGGAAAAGGCGTTTAAAAAATGCAAAAGCAGAAAAACGCCTCATGAAAAAATGCTGGAGCGTGATGAAATAATCCGCGATATGATACACGCCGGGTGGCGGAACGACGAATCCATCTGCGAAAAACTCGGAATTAGCAAAAGCACGCTCTATGGCGCCAAGCGGCGGCTGAGGGATGCAGGAGAAATCAGGTGATGCGCATGGGTGTGAAATGTGAGCTATACAACGACAACTTCCAGAACTGGAAGAAATATCCGATTCAAAAGGCCCAGCTCGTGATCGCGGATATTCCGTACAATATCGGGGCAAATGCTTTCGGCAGTAACCCGGAGTGGTACATAGGCGGCGACCGGCGCAATGGCGAGAGCAAAAAGGCGGGGAAAGCGTTTTTCCACTCTGACTTCAACTTCAATATCGCCGAATACTTCCATTTCTGCAACAAGCTCTTGAAGAAGGAGCCGAAAGAGCGGGGACAGGCCCCGGCTATGCTGGTGTTCTGTTCGTTCCAGCAACTGCAAACAGTGATCGTGTACGGCGGGAAGCACGGGTTCAAGCACAATATCCCACTGGTGTTCGTCAAGAACTATTCCGCACAGGTGCTCAAGGCGAATATGCGGGTGGTGGGGGCCACGGAATACGGCCTCCTGCTTTACCGGGACAAGCTACCCAAATTCCGCAACGATGGGCAGATGATTTTCAACTGGTTTCCCTGGGAGCGGGACGGGGCGAACATCCCGAAAATTCATGATACACAGAAGCCAGTGAGGCTTCTGAAGCGGCTGATTGAGATTTTCACTGATCCGGGCGATGTGGTGATCGACCCATGCGCAGGGAGCGGGTCCACCCTGCGGGCGGCGTATGAGCTGGGGCGGCATAGTTATGGGTTTGAAATATCAAAAAAGTTCTGCCAGCGGGCAAAAAATGAAATGCTGGTGGATATGGAGAGCCTGGACGCGCTGGAAGGCGGACAGGAAACAATGTTTGATTTGATGGGAGGGTTGTGACTTGCCGGAGCATATTCTATCGCTCAGCTAAGGACGTACCAAAATCAATTTTGAAAGGTTTTTGCTTTGCCTGCGGCAAGCCCCTCACCGAGGGAGCCTGGGCGGAGCTGGAACGAAGGATTGGAGGAAACGATGGAACGACTGACTAAACGATTTGATGGCTGGGTCATGAGGGAAGGATGCCATGGGCCTTGCAGAACGTGTAACGTGGTGAAATGTGCTGATATATTCCCTATGATTGACCGCCTCGCCGCCTACGAGGACACCGGGGTGATGTCGGAGGAGGTAGCACAAATAAAACTTGCACTTGAAGGGAAACTTCTTGCGGAAATTAAAGAATTTGATGGTATCCCGGCATACCGTGTAGTTGGGCCACGTAAAGGCCATCATACGGGCCTATCCGGGGCAGATGGAGTGGGAGGCATTGATGGAGAACGAATTCCCTAAACGGCTACAAAAGTTGAGGGAGCGGGAACATATAAGCCGGATAGTTTTATCCCAGTTTTGTGGGTTGCCAGATACAGCGATTCAGAAATATGAGCGTGGAGAATCGAAGCCAACAATGGATTCGCTGATAGCAATTGCAGACCATTTCAGTGTCAGTATTGATTACTTGGTAGGGAGAAAAAATTATTGAATCTGACCTTTTTTGGTCTGCCGATGTTTTAGGATGTGCGATAATAGGAGCGTGGGTGGTGCAACCCACACCCTCCATTCTTCCTCCCTCTTGCGCAAGGGGCGGCAGTGTGGCAGCTGCCGCCCCGTCCATGCCGCCGGAATCTGCATGAGGAAACCCGCGGCACCACATCGGCGTGTACCATTTTCACGGCAAAACATCCGCTTGAGCCGTGGGAATCCTGGGAAGAGCGGAAAGAGAACACCAGTCGTACGCGCCGGTGTCCAGCCGGGATAGTCCGTCCCGCCCGTTAAGCCGGGCCACGCCGTCACTGGATAACGGCCCCAGCGTCCTGTGATTTGGACGGTCACAGGCACCCGTCAGCCCTGCGGGACAGAATGGGGCAAATTCCGCTGAAAACTGCGCTGGAGACGCTAAAGTACACGGTGTCTTACCGTAAGGCGTGTGAAAATCTAAGCGGAGAGCCCCGCCGCCATTCTCCCGACGGCGGGGCACATACGCAGCCAACCGGCGCAGGAGCCGGGGGCTGTACGCTCCTTAAATGTGATGGTCTAAATCCTCATGACTGGTGCTTGTTGCCGCAAGCTGGTGAGAAAAAGCCAGTCACTACGGCCCATTAGCTCGAAGGTCGAGCGGCTGGCTCATAACCGGCTGGCCCAGGTTCGATTCCTGGATGGTCCACCAGAGCAGTACACGCCTATGGGCGTATCATCCCGCAAAGTCCGTAACGGCGGGCCGTATTCGAGCCCGCACGGCGGATGGCGGTGATGACGATGACACTTTCCATAGGCCCATATATACAACCCCGTAGGGGTTGATATATTGGGCCGTATGGAAAGGCAAGCGGAGGACGGTAATGATAATCATTCCGATGCGGAGAAAATGGAAACGAACGCTTGACAAAGTGAGAGAACAGTGCGTTGTTTACCATGTTTTTGGAGACTGGTACATCGTTCGAAATCTTTTAAGGGATTCTAAAATCAGGAGCCTCAAGGAAGCTGTTTGGCTTGTGACGTGGTTTCTGGTGAACGAAAAAGATTTTCCGACTGCGTGACGATAGATTTTGACTGAGAGGTGGGTGACGTGGCCCGTGGAAAGTTTGAATACTGGCTGACCGAGGACGGGCTGACGCTGCTGGAGGGATGGGCCAGGGACGGCCTTACCGATGAACAAATTGCACACAATGTTGGAATTACTGCCACTACTCTGTATGAGTGGAAAAAGCGATTTCCTGAGATTTCTGAGGCCCTAAAAAAGGGCAAAGAGGTTGTGGACTTCCAAGTGGAGAACGCACTATTACAATCCGCCCTCGAAGGGAACATCACCGCTCAGATCTTTTGGCTTAAAAACCGCCAAAAAGTAAAGTGGAAGGACAAACCCGTGGAAGATGCCCAAACCGCCGCCCTTGAAACCGCCATGCGGGCGTTGGCGGACATCATCGAGAAGCCAGCGCAGACCCGGAATATTGGGGATTTTGAGGAATGAGGGAGAAAGATGGAATGGAGAGACATAGAGGGGTTTGAGGGGCTGTATGAGGTCAGTAATACTGGATTAGTCCGAGCAAAAGACCGTGAGATAAAAATCCGTGATTTTTACAGAAAGGTCAAAGGCGGTATAAGAAAGCTGTATGATGACCGGCATGGATATCTTTTGGTTGATTTGTATACGGGAAATGTTCGAACAAAATGTAAAGTTCATCGGCTTGTGTTGGAAGCGTTCTCTCCCGTCCCGAATTGTGAAGGTCTGGATGTCAATCATATTGATGGCGATAAGAAAAACAATAACCTTTCAAATTTGGAGTGGTGCACCAGACGAGACAATTTGATTCATGCTGTGAATACCGGCCTTACAAGTAAAAATATTGGGCTGGTAGCATATAAAGACGGAAAAGAATATCGGTCAAGTAGCATTTACGGAATGTATGACATTCTGAAAGGCGTTGAAAAGATAAACTGCAAAAGGAAAACATTTGGAGGAAATGTATGCCGGGCCATAAACACAAGCGGAGTTTACTACGGATATAGTTTTCGGAAGTTGGTGATTTGATGAATCTTCCTGCACCATTCTCTCAGAACCAGAATGAATTTTTCTGGAGATGCTTTGATAGCTGGCTCAATGTGGCGGAGGGTGGTTAGGCAAGCGCGGCGGAAAAAACGTCCTTATCACGATGGCTTACTGCTCCATCCTGGAGAAGCACCCCAGCAAGATACACCTGATTGCCGGGGTGTCCACGTCAACCGCCCGCCTTAACATCCTGGACTGTGACGGATATGGCATGATGAACTTTTTTGAGGGAAGGTGCAGGCTGGGCCAGTACCAGAACCGTGATTGTCTGTATGTAAACGCACCGGCAGGAGAAAAAATCGTGCTGGTATCTGGTGGGGGGAAAGACCGGGACGAACGCCTGATTAAGGGCAATACATACGGCACGGCCTACATAACCGAGGCAAATGAGTGCCACCCGAACTTCATCCAGGAGGTTTTTGACCGGACAATTTCAAGCCCTGACCGCAAGGTGTTTCACGACCTGAACCCGAAAGCGCAGGGCCACTGGTATTATGATATTTTGAAGTTCCATGAGGAACAGCAGCGGCTTGACCCGGCCTACGGATACAATTACGGCCACTTCACCATCGCGGACAACATGAGTGTGTCTGATGAACAGCTACGGCGGATTCTCAAGACCTATGATAAATCTACCGTGTGGTATGCACGGGATATCTTGGGGCAGAGGAAAGCGGCTGAGGGCCTGATCTACCAGTACTTCGCCAACCACACCGACGAATTCCTGATTGACACTCCGCTGAAATGGTGTGAGGAAAAACGACAGAGGATTACCACCGTCATGATTGGCGTGGACTTTGGCGGAACTGGTTCCGCGAACAAGTTCCAGGCCACAGGCATTACAAATTGCGGCACAGTGCTGGCCCTGGATGAGGAGTATATCAAGCGAGAAATCGACCCAGACGCGCTGAACCGGGAGTTTTCAACGTTTGTTCAGCGAGTGTCAGCGGCCTATGGCGATTCCGTAACCCGTGCCGACAGCGCCGAGCAAATCCTGATTCGTGGGTTCCGGCACACGGTGGAGAGAGACCGGCTGCGCACTACGGTTAAGAACGCTATCAAAATGGAGATCAACGACCGCATCCGCCTGGTGCTGCTGCTGATGGCGCAGAAGCGGCTATATATATATCGGAAGTGTGAGCACCTGATTGACGCGCTCCAGACTGCCGTCTATGACCCCAAGAGCTATGAGGACAAGCGGCTGGACGATGGGACAAGCGATATTGATTCACTCGATGCGTTCGAGTACACCTTGGAACCCTGGTACAAGCAGCTCATTAGGGCCGTGGACGAAAAGCCATACACCCCGCTGTGGGGGGTAGCAGATAGGAGGATGGGAGATGGAATGGTTTTGCGTAGATGATCTCTTGCCAGAAGATTGTACCCTTTGCAATTTCCATACAGATTCAACTCTAACATTTACAACGGTTATAGTAATGAGTACGTACGGGAAAATAGAGCTAAGAAATAGGATGAAGGTCGATAAGTGCGGCAATACATTTCTTGATGAATATGCAACTGACGGATGGGAATGGAGCCATGGGACAATAAAACCTAAATATTGGTTCCCGATTCCGCATAACAAGCAGTTGCTTTTGGATAAGCGCGACCAGATGATAGACCCGCCGCAATAACGCCACCGTTTGGAGAAAAGGGGAATATCACATGAACGAAATGATAATTTTTGAGAACGAGCAATTTGGGACTGTGCGCGTTATCGAGCAGGACGGCGAACCGTGGTTTGTGGCGGCGGATGTGTGTCGGGCGCGGCTGAATCCGTACAGAAAGTTGAGGGAGGTATGAGCGATTACAACATAAAAAGCATCCAAAAAAGTATTCGTAGAGAGTTCAAAGAAAAAGGTATTTTCTACACTACAAAAGACCTTGCCGAGCACCTGAAAAGTTTTCTGCCTGATGATGTGGATGAAATCTATGACCCCACCTGCGGAAACGGCGGCCTGCTGAGTGTGTTTGCGGACGATGTGCAGAAATACGGGCAGGACATCAACGCGGAACAGGTGAAGGACGCAGAGAACCGTCTGAAAAATTTCCACGGTGTTGTTGGCGACACGCTGAGAGAACCGGCGTTTTGGGGGAAGAAATTCAAGTACATCATTGCAAACCCGCCATTCTCTATCAAGTGGGAGCCAAAATTGGATGAACGGTTTGGCGGATGGCCCTGCTTGCCGCCGCCCAGCAAAGCGGATTACGCGTTCTTGGCCCATATTCTCCACTATCTTTCAGACGATGGGGATGCGATTGTCCTGAACTCTCCTGGGATTCTTTTCCGGGGCGGCGCGGAAGGAAAGATACGCCGCTGGCTGGTGGAACAAAATTATATTGATACCGTAATTTTGGTAGATAATGGGCATTTCGTTGATACGAAAATCGCAACAGCGGTTTTGATTCTGAAAAAGAACCGGGCAACAACCGATGTGAAGTTCGCTCATAATAATTTGGAGCGGGTTGTTTCTGTTTCTGAAATGGCCGGCAATGACTACGATTTGGATGTTTTGTCGTATATTCATGATGGAATAGAAAAAGAAGAAATTCTTCCGCCCGATGTTCTGATTCGGCAGTATCAAGAAAGACGCGATAGGCTGACTTCTGAAATGGATTGCATTCTCGGCCAGATTATGGAAATTCTTGAAGCAGATGGCAAGAAAAGATAAATTGCAACAGTGGTATATCGACCACGGGGTTTGCCCCGTGTGCGGGCGGCGTGAAGCGTGGCCAGGGGGCCAGACCTGCCCTGAATGCCGGGAAAAATCCACGCTGAACAATATAAAGTACCGCAGCCTTGACCGGGAACGAACCTATTACGCGCGCCGCAAGGAAAAGCGAGAGGCCCGCATTGCAGCTGGACTTTGCCCCAGGTGCGGGAAATCCGCAACAAACGGGCAACTGTGTTTGGAGCATTATATAAAAATGCGAAAAAGGCACGAAAAAGAGAAAGCGGAACGGGCGGCACGGGGCAATCCCCATAAATTGCGTATGGAAAGCGGTTTGTGCTATTGGTGCGATTCTCCTGCTATTGACGGGAAACGTCTTTGCGAAAAACATTACCGCGAACTGATGGAGCGGCCCGGATTTTCAAAGAGGGGAGGGAAAGACCACCCGTGGGCGAAAGACGAAACATCAAGGATAGAGGCGTTGAAGAAAAGCTGAATGAGTTTGCGGCGTTTCTGGAAGGAAAAGAACTCTCGCAAAACACGATTGCCGCTTACACAACATCTATGAAGCAGTTTTTTGAATCTCACGCAGACATTTCAAAAAAGAATGCACTTGCCTGGAAAAGGGAAATGCAAGAGCGCGGCTTGTCCCCTAAAACCATCAACATTCGGTTGAACGCATACAACACATATTGTGCCATGCTGGGAAATAACGCGGACAGCGTTAAAACCATGCGCGTCCATCAAGCGTCTGCTGTCAGCAATGTCATATCGGAGGCAGATTATAAAAAACTGCTTTCCGGCCTTGCGGAAGATAAAAATTGGCGCTGGTATTTTGGCGTAAAACTGCTGGCTATGACAGGGGCGCGGATAAGTGAATACATACGCTTGAAAAAATCTGATTTTGACCGTGGTTATGCAGAGATGTGGACGAAAGGGAAAAATCGTCGGATTTATATTCCTGATTCTTTTCGCAAGGAAGCGGCGGAACATTACAGCGACCTCGAAAGTTCGGACTACCTCATCAGAAACAGATATGGAGGGCAGTTTACCAGCCGTGGAGTAGCAGAAGCACTACAATCTCTTGCAGAAAGGCACGACATTGACAAGAAAGTAATGCACCCGCATTCATTCCGGCACCTTTTTGCTATTGAGTTTTTGCAAAGAAATTCTAACCTTTCTTTGCTTGCTGACGTGATGGGTCATTCCAGTGTGTCCACAACCGCAATTTATACTCGCATGACGCAAGAACAGCAGATTTCAGCAGTAAACAATGCTGTGAATTGGTAAGGAGGGCCGCCGAATTGAACATCCTGGAGAAACTGAAAGAAAAGGGCTATGACACTATCCCCGCTGAATTCTACGGTCAGATTGACGTCTGGAAGTCCTGGTACGATGGCAACGTCCGGGGATTCCACGATTATCGGGTGTTCAACGGCCAAAAGACTGTCCAATGCCGCCGTTACACCATGGGCATGGGGAAGAAGGTGGCAGAGGACTGGGCGAACCTCCTGATGAACGAGAAGGTGAAGATCACACTGGAGGGTCAGCGGGAGCAGGAGTTCTTCGATTCCGTCTGCAAAGCCAATAACTTTTTTGTCAAAGCCAATGAGATGCAGGAGATGAAATCCGGTTTGGGCACGGTTGCCTACGTCCCCCGCGTGACAAATGTGCAGTTTGGCGGATTTATTGGGAAAATCGGTCGATTGCTTGGCGTTGGAAAGGCCGCAATAAAAATTGATTATGTAACAGCACAGAATATCTTTCCGCTGTCCTGGGAGAACGGACAGGTCTATGAGTGCGCGTTTACCAGCAGCGTAGTGGCCAAAGGGGAAAAGTATCTCTATTTGCAGATTCACAGAGTTGGGGGCGATGGGAATTACATAATTGAAAACTCCCTGTTTCGTGATAATAACGGAGGACTTTCCAAAGTCAGCATCCGCACCATTCCTCGGTTTGAAAAAGTTGCGCCGGTTGTGTATACGGGCTCTCCAGAGCGGCAATTTGTCATTGACCGCCTGAATATTGCCAACAACTATGATTATACGCTCCCGATGGGCATTCCGGCTTACGCAAACGCCATTGACCAGATCAAGGGCGTGGATATTGCCTATGACAGCTACGTGAATGAGTTTGTCCTCGGAAAAAAACGCGTCATGATTCAGCCGGGGGCCACCAAAACAATTGAGGGAGACTCTGTATTCGATCCCAATGACGTGACCTTCTATGTGCTGCCGGAGGACGTCAAAGACGGGAACCTAATCACACCCATTGATATGGCCCTTCGAACCCAGGAGCATAACGCGGGCTTGCAGGATATGCTCAATGCCCTCTCAAGTCGGTGCGGCTTCGGTGAGAACCACTACCGCTTCGACAACGGCAGCATTGCCACGGCCACCCAGGTCATCAGTGAAAATTCTACCATGTTCCGAACCATCAAGAAGCATGAAAACATTCTGGGCAGTTGCCTGGAGGAACTGGCCCGCATAATCCTGCGGCTTGGCAATTCAGTGCTGCATATGGGCCTGAAGGAGGACGTGGAAATCTCCATTGACTTCGATG